ACGAAGGCGTTGCGGAGGAGGGTGCGGCGGCTGGTCATGGGATTCGGCGGCTAAAAATAAGGGATGGCGAAATCGCAAGGATTGTAGTGCTATACGGCGAGAACCGGAACGATCTTGTCACACCACGAGCCCTGCTGCGGTTAAAGCCTGAACCCACGCATCAGCAATAACCTGGCGACCGGAGGTGTTTGGGTGGATCCCGTCTCCCACGTCATAAATTGCCTTGAGATTTCCAAGGCCGTCGTTCATCAAGGCAACGTGCGAGGTAATCCTACCGTCAACACCCGTAACCGGGGTCGCACCTGCACCGGCAATGGCGATGTTCATGTCTATCCATTTTTGGTAAGCGATGGGGCCATTAGTTGCGCCGTAAATGTCAATTAGGCGACTGCGACAGGGAATCATTTGGCCAATAAGCACAGGCGTATTTCCTATCCTCAGCTTTATTGCATTGACTAGACTTTGGAGCTTGGCTACTGCGGTAGAAGCGGACTCTCCGGGGGATAAATCGTTTAACCCTATCTGCGCAACCACCCATCCTATATTGCCCTTTGTAACAGATTGGTTCTGCCAAGCAGCACGCTGCCCATCTATAGTATCACCCGGGAAAGATATATCATTCATGTACCGCGAACTATTGATTAGCGTAGCTACGCCAGTCCCTCCTAGGTAAGAGGCTATGGTGCTGTCACCCAAAACGTAAGCATTAGTTACGCCATTTAATAAACCAGAGTTGATAGATGCGATAAGCTGAGTCACGCGATCGTCTAACTTTGCAAGATCAATGTTTTCGCCGGCCGAGTAAAATGCAAGTCGTGAGCTGGAATAAAAGCCATTTACAGTCGCGTTAGTATTAAATACGTTGAAAGCTGCGGGATTAGGCGACTGCGACGCAATTGCCGTTTGGAAGTTCTGGCCGGCATATCGGAGCATTAAGCTGGAAGCACTTGCACGCGTAGTCCCCAAAAATCCGCCAGTCCTAACTAAAGTATTGCCGGATGCAAACGTTGAAGATCTTAGCTTGGCCCCGTATCCGATAGCTGTTGAATAAATTAATTCAGTAGCGCCGCCGCTTGATCCGTCCATTCCAGCAATGAACTGCGTTGACTGGGGGACGGTTAGCTCGTAAACCGATAAGTGGCAGCTATTTTGTGGATCCGCGTTCCCGGCGCGTCCTGTAGACAAGTATTTGTTACTGTTGGGTCTAGACCCTAAGCCGTCTTTTCTGCTGTAATCCGCATCAACAAAATTAAACCCTGCCGGGGGGGTTCCAACAAGTGGCACCAGTGCACCACTTAACGTGCGCGCACCATTTAAGATACAACTTGCCTTGATGGCGTTCCAGATGCCATCCGCCTTGCAGCCAACCACAAACGAATTGATTGCAGATCGAACGGCTGCCTCAAGCCCGCCACCTTGTCCTGCAGCTGCGTCGGCTGCCTCAACTGCGGTGATGTATGCCAGAGCATCGGCGTCGTAGGCAAAGCCACCAGCAACGCTTCCCATGAAACCTAGATCAAACAGTCCCAGTGTCACGATTTTGCCCCCACAAGATTGTTCATGGCTGGACAGCGTAGGCGGCAACGCAGTCGGAATTTGCTGCGCCAAAAAAAGAGAGGCTGAGTACAGCCGTTCTGCTGGCGGCCAGCGCCCCAGGCTTACTGCTGACAAACACCCAGTCGACAGGAAAGGTCAGCGTCCGCTGCGTGGCGCCAGGAAGTAGGCGTAGCACCACCGTTCTTCCAGTGGCACGGCTGGAGGCTGTGAAACTAAGATCGCCGGTGAGTGTGATGGTACGGTACTGGCCATCTAGCGCAGCCATGTCTAGATCAACGGTTGCTGCGTAGGCCAGGGCCGAAAATCCAGTGGCCGGCGCTAGGCCTGCGGCGGTTGCGCTGACGGTTGCAGGCAGGGCGTGACGGTGATCTGACCGGGAAGCGCTGTTGGCCGTGCCTGCTGACGCCGTGCCAGGTGCCTGGGGGGTGGCGTCGCTGACCGCCACGTTACTGGTGCCGGCCCCGATCGCGGTTCGAGCAGCCGCTGCGTCAGCGGCTGCCACTACCGATCGGCCTGTTGAAGACGTAACCGTCAGCCACCACGCCGCAATCGCTTGGCGCACCCGCTGAGCAGTCCACGCCCGGCGGGTGGTCTCCGTGCCAGCTTCTGCTTCGGCCTGGCTAACCGTCGTTGCGGTCCATTCTCTGGTATCCGATAGGCGACTGTCATCACCCGCCGCCACCGTGCCGGCTGTCGTGCCGATGTTGCGGTAGGCCGAGTTGCCCAGGGATGGCCCCTGCAGCAACGACAGCGTGCCGGTGCTGGCATGGCTGCGGCCTACGATCGCAATGGCCTGCACATTCGCCGCCGGTGCGGTGGGCGTCAGCACGCCGGTGCCGACGTAGAGCACGGTGCCCGACGGGTTGGCGACGGTGTTCAACCCGGTGGACACGCCAGCGATCACGCCATGGCCGTCCTCGTTGTTGGCGAGCGCCGTCATCAGGATGCCGCTTGCCGGCATGGACGACGGATCGCTGGCATCGGCAGGGATGACCTGCACCCGGTCGGTATCGCCCTGGCTGCCGACGATGTGGTAGGGCGTCAGGGCCGCCATCGTCGAGCCGGAGACGTTGCGGACGTGCTCGTAGACAGGCCCCGCCAGGGCGCCATGGATGTGCGGCAGGATCGCCGCTTCCGCACCCGTGAGCCAGCCAGAGGGCACCAATCCGGCTGCCGTGGTCGACACCAGCGGCAGGGTCACATCCGCGCCGGTGCTGCTGCTCAGCAGCCGCGTGGCAGGGTCGTAGCTGAGGTTGGTGGCGCCGGTCGCCGTCAGCGTCCCGTTGACGATCGACAGGCCGGTACCCAACGGCAGGGCCACGGCAAAGCCTGGGGTGGCCTCAGAGCGCCCCAGTACGGCAGGGCCAGTGAGGCTGGTGCTGCCGCTGCCAGCAGGCCCAGGAGGGCCCGGCGTTACGACCTCAATGACGGCAGGGCAGGTCATGGGTCTCTCCGGGTTGAGCGAATGGCGACGCTGGCGGGGCCTGCTGCCAGGAAGGGGTCATCGGCCAATAACGCCCCCGGCGCCACCAGCAGGCAGTCGTAGCGATAGGCCTTACCGGGTCGCAGCAGCGCCACCGTGGCCTCCAATGCGATCAGTCGCACCGTGCCCAGCGCGGCATCAGCCTCGACAGTCACCGGGTAGACATTCCGGCCGCTGGCGTCGCTGATCGTTGCGTTCACGTCGTAGCCAGTGAAAACCCATGGCCTGGTCCTGGCGGTATCTTCCCACAAGCGGAACGAGAGGGGGTTGTCCCGGCCCTGCTCCAGCTCCCAGGTTCGGCCCTCAACCCACGCCACCGCTTGATCGCCCTACTGCCTTGAGTTTTCCCGCCGCGGCCTCGGTGCCTTCGCCACGCCGCTCTGAACCTCAACCTCGGGCTCAGGTTCGACTGCCGCCACGGGTTCATCCAGCGGGGTGATCACCACCGGCAGCGGCGCCTCAGCCGGGGGATCGGTGGCAGCAGGCGCCTCGGGTTCCGACTGGCCGACCAGCTTCAGGTCAGGCGCGGCCATCCCGAAGGAAAAGACTTGCAGGGTAGGGATCAGGGGCTCAGTCATCGCTCGAAAGGATGGGGAACGTGTAGACGCAGAAAAGGCGGGCAGGGCCGGCGAACCAGCCCATCCCGCCACGCTGCAGCCGATCAGAACGGCTGGTAGTGGATGCTGGCTGCGCTGGTGTTGGTGGGCACAGCCAGCCCGTTGGCGCCTACGCCGGTACCAGCCACGAGCCGCAGGGCCACCACACGAACATCACCGGTGATCGCCGGGGAGGCGTTGGCGCGGACCAGGGCGTCGATGGTGGCGCCGGACAGGGCGAACTCAACCGGGGTCGTGCCGAGGAAGCTGATGCTTCCGAGGCGGACGTAGGCGGCAGGGTTGGCGTCAGCGACGGCGGCACCGCGGGCAACGTGCGCTACCTCGATGAAGTAGCCGCCGGAGGCGTTGGAAGCGCCACCGTTGGCCACGATTTTGAACGTGTCCGCCAGGTTCAGGCTGTTGGACAGCAGGCGGGCGGACCCATCACGGGTGCCAGCGGCTTGATTGTCGCCGGCGCGGATGGCGCCAAACAGGACGGCATCACGGTCGACCAGGTAGCCCCGTACAGGGGCGAGACCAGTTGCTTGAGGCATGATAAATCAGGGGATGAATGGGATGGAATTGGCCTGACTATCAGGAGACAGGAGTGGCGTCGGTGATGTTGTTCAGACGAGCCGCAGCACGCTTGTTCTCCATCACCAGGTTGATGTACCAGGCGATTCGGGTGAGCACGTGCGGGGTCTGGTGCATCTCGCCGATGTCATAAACGGCCAGGCCTTCCTGACGGCCACCGCTGGGCACCTCGACAAAGCCTTGGATGCCAGTCACCAGGCCCTCACCGAATGCAACGCAGTAGATGCTGCCGGTGCTGTTGGCTTCCGTGAACCCTTGGATGGGTTCGTTGGCCTCGTCCACGTCCGTGCGGACGATCTGCACGTCGTTGTAGTAGGTCGCCTGCTTTCCGAACTGATTAAGCTGAAAATCAACATTTCCAGCGAAGCTCGGATTACTGGCGGCAGCCTTGAGCATGCGGCCCATTTTGCGGCCGACAATCAGGATCTTCTGGTCAGGCGGAACGTCCACCGCATCGATCAGCTCATCGAGCTTGGTGCGGGAGAGGGGGCCGGCAGTGGCGTGGTTGTTGATCAGCTGGCTGGAACCAGAAGTGATCAGGCTTTCCAAGCCGCGCATGTTGCGCCCGCCGCTTTCGGTGGGGCTGCCCTTGATCACATCACGCTCCAGACGAAGCCGGAGGGCGCGGGCGTTCATTTCCAGTTGACGCCGGTGATGGGCGATCCCGAACATGTCAATTGCGGCGCGGTCGCTTTTCACGTCCTTGCCGTAGATCTTGAGCACTTCGGCTTCTTGCGTGATGTTGCCCACGCTGTCATCGTTCGCCTCGTTCAGGGCACGAGGGGCGATGGTGGGAAGCTCGCGCTCCAGCCCGTAGGCATAGGCGCCACCTTCAACACCAATGAAGGGGATGAGTGGGTTGAGTTCGGAATAGTTGATGCCGCGACGAACGGCCAGCTCTTGTGTGGGTGCGCCTTGCTCGGCGCGGAGAGCGAATTGCTCCCAAAGGGTGAGGGTTGCCACTGGGCTTGATGATTAGGGGACGAGTGGATGGAGAACCACAGACGCGCTTTCGTACTGCATCGGCGACACCTGCCCGGAATCGCTCCGCTGCGGTGTTGCTGACGCGAAAGGCATCAGGTGGTGGGTTTGCCCCGTGTAGGCATCGCGCCAAACGGAAGGGCGAACCTGTAGGCATCGCGCCTGCCAGGTCCGCCCTAAGTTTTCCCGCTACTTACAGCAGGCTTCTTCTACAGAATCAGTCCGGGTAGGCCATGTTCAGCAGCTGGGTGGGGGTCATCTTGGCCAGCTCCTTCGCGTCGCGGCCTTGGGTGGCGCGATA